TGATCCACGTTTAAGCATAGACAATGTGGTTGTTACAGAGTTTGAACAAGGTATACAGGTAGAACTTCAACTACGCTATGTAGAGACTAATCAGATCAATGTAATGAATCTTAGATTTGATGGCGCTAACAACACACTAACCACAGCATAATTAACTACGTACTTTTTATTCCTGATAAATACTAGATAACAGGAAAAAAGGCATGGCAACTACCACAAGACAAACAGGTTTATTAGTCAATCAAGACTGGACTAAGCTGTATCAAACCTTCCGTTCGGCGGACTTTCAAAGCTATGATTACGAAACACTTCGTAAATCAATGGTTGATTATCTTCGCTTATACTATCCAGAAGACTTCAATGACTTTATTGAGTCTAGTGAATTCATTGCTTTAATTGACCTTATTGCTTTCCTTGGACAAAGCCTAAGTTTCCGCGGTGATCTAAACGCCCGTGAAAACTTTATCGACACAGCACAACGTCGTGACAGTATTCTTAAACTAGCACGATTAATTTCATACACGCCTAAACGTAATATCACTTCTACTGGATTCTTAAAAGTTGACAGCGTCAGTACATCAGAAACTGTCTACGACAGTAACGGATTAAATCTATCTGGTCTGGTTATTAACTGGGCAGACAGCGGCAACGACAATTGGCAAGAACAATTTACTGCTATCATCAATGCCAGTTTACAAAACAATCAAGTAGTTGGCAAACCTAGTAACAGTGCTATCATCAATGGCATTACACACAACGAATATCAGATTAATTTAATAGCAAATCTGATAGCAACCTACGCTTTCAAAAGTGCTATTGAAGGCAATCAAACAGTGTTTGAAATGGTAAGCCCAACTTCAGTTGGTAAATCATATGTTTATGAAAGCAACCCAAAACCAAACAGTCCGTTTAATTTATTGTATAAAAATGACAACCTAGGTAACGGTAGTAATAACACAGGATTCTTTTTATTCTTCAAGCAAGGTAGTTTAGCCAGCATTGACTTTAATCTAGCAGAAAGTATTCCTAATCGTGTCTATGGTGTTAATGTTGATAATATCAACAACACTGATGTATGGTTATACAGTGTTGACCAAGACGGTAATTTAGGTACCCTATGGACACAAGTTCCTGCGGTGGGTGTTACTAATGTTATTTTTAATCAGACTACTGTAAAAACGATCTACCAAGTAAACAGTCGCGCCAATGATCAAATTGACATTGTCTTTGGTGACGGCGCATTTGCTGAAATCCCACAAGGTCAATATAGATTATATTACAGAGTAAGCAGTGGATTAAGTTATAAAATTACGCCAGATGAAATGCGTAATATCATTGTTCCTATCAGCTATGTTAGCCGTAGCAATAGAATTGAAACAATTACCATTCGTGCTAGCCTACGCTACACCGTAACTAATGCTACAGCGAGAGAGTCATTAAACGACATTCGCCAAAAAGCACCACAACAATATTATACACAGAATCGTATGATTACCAGTGAGGATTATAATATTCTTCCTTACACCTTATTCAGTGATATTCTAAAAGTCAAAGCAGTAAACAGAACCAGCAGTGGTATTAGTCGTTATCTAGATGTTGTTGACGTCACAGGCAAATATTCTAGTACAAATATATTCTGCGATGATGGCATACTTTATCGCGATCCATTTACACAAACATTTAGTTTTAGCTTTGACACAGTCAATGACATTTATAAAGAAGTATTAAACAAAGTTAAACCTATTGCATCAGCACAAGAAACTCTACAGTTCTTCTATGCATTTATGGGCAAAATTGGTATTACCAACGCTTATTGGAACAAGAGTCCAGAACAAACAGGCCTATCAGGATATTTGTATGACAGTACAGATAAAATCTTACAAGTAGGTAATTATGTTAGTGATACAAAACAATATATCAAACAAGGTGCTATCATCAAGTTCTCAGCAGGTGAAGGCAATTATTTTGACGCACAAAGTAATATACAAACGGGTACTCCTAGAAATAACAGTGACAAATATTTTATCTATGCTCCAGTATCTCAGGTATTAGCAGATGGTACCAATGGTGGTGCTGGTGACCTAAGTAACGGTAGTGGTCCAATAACATTAACTACTCAAGTACCCACAGGCGCAGTAGCAGTTGGTGTATTCCCTGCGTTTAATAACAACTTTAGTTCGTCTCTAGTAAACACAATCGTTGGATACATTCAAGCATTTGAAAACTTTGGTCTACGCTACGATGTTTATAACAGTACCTGGAAAATTGTATTACCGCAAGACATTAAACTCACAGGCGGGTTTAGTCAGGGCTATGCTGGAAATACCAGCGGCCTAGGATTGGATGCTAGTTGGATTATTAGTTTTCAACCAGTAGGTAAAACTTATAACATTGTATATCGAGGATTAAATTACATCTTTGAAAGTACAGAACAAACAGATTTCTATTATGATGGTACTGTTAAGATCTATGACCAAACAACCGGAGTGACAATTTACGATCAAATTAATGTTCTAAAGGTCAATCCACAGCCAGACAGTTCAAATCCACTAGGACTTGATTATAGTTGGTACGTATATAAAAATGTTACAGATGTTGATGGATTTCAAAATCCAAACAAAATTTTAGTAACATTCTCAGATTCAAACAATGACGGGATTCCAGACAATCCTGAGTTATTTGAATTTTTAATTAGTCCTGATATTAACACAGATCAAAAATATGTTTACTTCCAAAGTACATTTGGGTATGATAACTTCGTTATACAAAATCCTGTTGACAATGCACAAATAGTATCAACGTATACGTCATTGGGAGCAATACGCGAACAAGTTACATTATATTCAAATAATCAAATATTTTATATTCCTGATCTAAATATATTTTATAAATTGACTATTAACGGATCAGTGTATAATTTAGATGAGTTAACTGGCTATACAGCAAAAATTGGCCGCCAAGATTTATATTTCCAATATCGACACAATAGTCCAAATGACCGTCGTATTGACCCAAGCCCAAATAATATCATTGACTTGTATATTTTAACCAATTCCTATTCTACAGATTATGTTGCTTGGATTCAAGATAGTTCAGGTAAGATTAGCCAACCAAGTGCACCAACTCCAGAGCAGTTAGGTGTAAACTACAGTAGCTTGAATGACTATAAAGCAATCAGTGATACTATCATTTACAATCCAGCTATTTTCAAACCAATATTTGGTGACAAAGCAGACACAGCACTACGAGCAACATTTAAGGTAGTAAAAAATCCTAACATTGTTGTCAGTGACAATGACATTAAGACCAGTGTAATTTCTGCAATTAACAAATATTTTGACATTGCAAATTGGGACTTTGGAGAAACATTCTATTTCAGTGAGCTAGCGGCATACTTACATAAAGAATTATCACCAAACGTAGCAAGTATTATATTAGTGCCTGCCAGCGCCAGTGAAGTGTTTGGTAGTCTATTGCAGATCAATGCTAACTTTAATGAAATTATTATAAGTTCTGCAACTGTAGATAATGTACAGGTTATCAGTGCAATTACAGCGGCACAATTGAACCAAAACGTGTTAGCTTAAATATATGAATATAACAATAAGAGAACGAAATGGCCGTTAGAAAGAGTATAAATTTACTCCCAGGAGTATTCCAAACCGACGCAAATGAGAAGTTTCTTTCTGCGACGATTGATCAGTTGATCTCAGAACCGTCAATGAAAAACCTCTATGGGTACATAGGGCGTAAATTTTCTCCAACATATCATCCAGGCGACAGTTACATAACTGAAGACACCGGTGAAAGACAAACATACCAACTTGAACCAAGTACTATAATTAAAAATGATCAAGGTGAGATTACATTCTTTGCTAGCTATGTAGATTTCTTAAATCAGGTTAGACATTATGGTGGACTGATAGACAATCAAAGTAGATTATTTAACAGTGAGTTTTATAGTTTTGATCCTAGTATCAGCTTTGATAAGTTCGTTAATTTTTCACAGTACTATTGGTTGCCAAATGGCCCAGTAGCGGTTGGGATAGATACCACCGGAGTTGAACTAATAGCAAATTTTGATGTAACACGCAACGACTCAACTAACTCATATGAATTTGTCAACTCAGTAACAACTTTTGATGCTATTACTTTAGCACGTGGTGGTACATACACGTTCAATGTTAATCAAGACAGTAATTTTTGGATACAAAGTGAACTAGGAGTCAGCGGCAAGCTAAGAGCTATTCCGTTAGTGAGTTCACGTGATGTACTAGGTGTTGAAAACAATGGCGTACAATCCGGACAAATTACATTCTCAGTTCCACAAAAAAATGCGCAAGAAAGATTTATTGATCAGACGTTAATTGCATCAGTTGACTATGCTACACCTACAACATTTGCAGATTTACAAAATCAATATCTGTCAAACTTCTTAATAAAATTTCCAGGTTACGCTGGCATTGTTCAACAATTTGATGGCAAACAATTAATTTTTGTAGGACAAAATCAATCATTGAATTTAGGTGAAGAAGCCTGGACTGTTGGTGGAACTACAAATAGTTTCTCAATGGCATATCCCAAGGACAGCGTAGTACCTGAATCATTGCGCTTTGGCATTT